GTGACTGGTAAAGTGAAAAAAGGGTCAAAAGCTGCAAACCGACGTAAGTCGTACTGTGCAAGAAGCGCAGGTCAATTAAGAAACTCGTCAGCTAAAACTCGTAATGATCCTAATTCTCGTATCCGTCAGGCACGAAGAAGATGGAAATGTTAATATGAAAAAAGCAAAAGCAAAAATAAAAAAAGTAATTAAAGGTTTAAACAAAGCCTCTAATTTACATGCAGGTCAAGCTAAAGTATTAAAAGGAGTTTTAAAAAAACATGCAACTAGAAACAGTAATCGTAAAACTTAATAGACTTTTAAATCAAAGACTAGAAGATTTATCTGTAGCGGTAACGTCCGGCGCTATTGACAATATGGAAAACTATAAGTATATAGTAGGACAGATAAAAGCATTGGAATCAGTGCGTCAGGAACTCTCTAACCTGCTAAACGATAAGGAGCAAAACAATGGAACAGTCGTCAACATCAAAGATACACCTACCGAATAAAGAATTAGTTGGTGTAAAAAAATCAGAAGAAAAAGATACAAATAAAATTCCTAACCCAACAGGTTGGAGACTTTTAGTATTGCCATTTAAAATGGATGGTAAAACTAAAGGTGGAATACATTTAGCAGAAACAACTTTAGAAAAACAACAAGTTGGTTCTCAATGTGGTTTAGTTTTAAAGATGGGTCCACAGTGCTACATGGATAAAGAGAGATATCCAGAAGGCCCGTGGTGCAAGGAGGGGGAATGGGTAATGTTTGCCCGTTATGCAGGATCCAGAATTAAAATAGAAGGTGGAGAAATACGTCTGCTAAACGACGACGAAGTTTTAGCAACTATCGAGAGTCCAGAGGATCTCTTGCATGAATATTAACCATAGGAGGAAACTATGCCAGACGTAGAAGAAAAAAAAACAGTTGACATCGATACATCCGGTCCAGGAGCCGAGATTGAAGTAGCTGAAGAAAAAGATGAGTCGGTTGTAGATACCGAAGCATCTAAAGATGAAACAACATCCACGGACCAAGGAACAGTAAAAGAAGAACCAGTAAAAGAAGACGAAAAACTAGAAGAATATAGTAAAGGTGTTCAAGGTAGAATTGCAAAACTTACGCGTAAGATGCGTGAAGCTGAAAGGCAAAGAGATGCAGCTACTGAATATGCCAGAGCAGTTGAAGAAAAAAGACAAGTCTTAGAAAAAAGATTTGAAAAAACTGATTCTGACTATATGAAAAAGTTTGAGTCTAATGTTAAAATCGGCATGGAAGCAGCGCAAAGAGAATTGTCTGCAGCTATAGAAGCCGGTGACGCAGCAGCACAAGTAGAAGCAAACAAAAGGATTGCAACATTAGCTTTTGAAAATGCAAAATTAGAAGAAGCTAAAAGTAGAACGGTAGAAACACCGGCACCTACTACACCTTCACAAGTTGTACAGCCACAAAGAGCGGCTACACAATTACCTGAAGCAGATCCAGATGCGGAAGCTTGGGCATCAAGAAACCCATGGTTCGGTCAAGACCGAGCTATGACATTTACAGCGTTTGAGATTCATAAAGATTTAGTTGAAAAAGAAGGATTTGATCCTAAATCTGATGAATATTATGCTGAAGTTGATAAAAGAATAAAGATTGACTTCCCGCATAAATTTGGTAAAACTAATACAGAAACGACTACGAAACCCGTTCAGACGGTTGCTTCAGCGCAACGAAGCGTCAAACCTGGTCGCAAAACTGTTAAGCTCACACCCTCACAGGTAGCAATAGCTAAAAAATTAGGTGTGCCACTCGAAGACTACGCAAAACAATTAAAACTCACGAAGGAGGCATAAGCGTATGAAAAAACAAGAAAACAACACTTCTCGTGCGAACCAAACACGGTCAAAATCTGAGAGACCAAAAGTGTGGGTTCCACCATCTTCTCTAGATGCACCCCCTGCGCCTGATGGATTCAGGTACAGATGGATAAGAGCAGAAAGCGTCGGCTTTCAGGACACTAAAAACGTATCATCTCGATTAAGAGAAGGATATGAATTAGTTCGTGCTGAAGAAGTTGAAAATGCATCTGATTATCCAGTCGTCGATGACGGCAAATACAAGGGGGTAGTTGGGGTCGGTGGCCTTCTACTTGCGAAGGTACCAATCGAGATTGCAAAGCAACGTCAGGAGTATATGACAGACCGTCATAAACAAAAGACAGAAGCTATAGACAACGATCTTATGAAGGAGCAGGATAAGAGGATGCCTATCAATATTGATAGACAGTCTCGTGTAACCTTCGGTGGTACAAAGAAAAGTTAATTTTTTAACAATTCTCGGGTCAATCCCTATCATCGATATAACAAGTAAACAAAAGATAGGATAAAACTATGGCAAATAGAAACAGTGGTGGTTTCGGTTTAGTAGCTTCAATGGCAGTCGGCAATAGAGCCGCTGTACAAGGGCAATCTAAATACGAAATCGACGCCGGCGAAACTAATGCTATTTTCAACGGAGAGCCTGTTAAAGTAGATATTTCTGCTTCAACTGGTGGATATATCGTTACAGCGGCAGCTGGTACTGCGACTGTTGGAGTTCTTAATGGTGTGTTTTTCACAGCAGCGACAACTTTAAAACCAACGTTCAGTAACTTCTACCCTGCAGCGACAACTCCTGCAAATAGTGAAGACGTTACGGCATTTGTTAATGATGACCCTCTACAAGAGTACATCATTGCATCAGACGCTACTTTAGGAGCAACGTTAGCATTAAGAAAATCCAAAGTTGGATTAACTTACGCTACAACTTCTGCAGCAGGTAGCACAACAACAGGAAAATCTAGCGTACAACTAGGCATCTCAACAGCAGCAACAACTGCTAAAGCATTGAGAGTGGTTAGAGTAGCAGAAGATCCAGAAAACGAAGATCAAACAGCAGCGAATTGCTCTGTAGTTGTGAAAATCAACTTACACCAATACACAGTTGGATCTTTGGCAACAGGAATATAGGAAGAATAGGAGATAAATTATGGCTATATCACGAGCACAACTAGTTAAAGAACTAGAGCCAGGATTGAATGCACTATTCGGCCTGGAATATAAACAGTATGAAAATCAGCACGCTGAGATTTATACGACAGAATCATCTGACAGAGCTTTTGAAGAAGAAGTAATGTTAAGTGGTTTTGCAAACGCGCAAGTAAAAGCAGAAGGTTCTGGAGTGTCTTTCGACCAAGCTCAAGAAACTTTCACTGCTAGATACACGCATGAAACAGTAGCTCTTGCTTTCTCAATTACTGAAGAAGCAATTGAAGACAATTTGTATGATAGAATCGCTTCCAGATATACAAAAGCTTTAGCAAGATCTATGTCAAACGCTAAACAAGTAAAAGCAGTTGAACCTTTAATTCAAGGACTTCCGTCTACGGATAACTTTGATTCAGGTGACGGCGTTGCTTTATTTAGCACAGCACACCCAACGATAGCGGGAACTTACAAGAACACGTTATCTACGCAATCTGACCTTAACGAAACATCATTGGAGCAATCATTAATTGATATCGCTGCAATGACTGACGAAAGAGGTTTGAGAATTGCTGCTAGAGGAGTAAAAATGATTATTCCTTCTGAACTGCAATTCACAGCTGAGAGATTGATGAAATCTCAAGGTAGAACTGCGACAGCTGATAATGACATTAACGCAATCGTATCTATGGGTATGGTTCCTCAAGGTTATAGAGTGAACAACTACCTAACTGATACAGATGCGTTCTACATCATTACAGATGTTCCTAACGGTATGAAGATGTTCAACAGAGCACCTTTAACTACTGCTATGGAAGGTGATTTTGACACTGGAAACGTTAGATACAAAGCTAGAGAAAGATACTCATTTGGAGTATCTGACCCTAGAGGTATCTTCGGTACTGAAGGCGCGTAATCATTAATTTTTGTGGCGGCCTAAAAACCGCCACATTTAAAATATACAGACATATACCCAATGAAAAAATTCTTAATTAAAATCAGAGCCTACGGTTACATGACTGAGTTTACAGTTATGGCTGAAAACAGTTCTAAAGGAATAGAAAATGCAATCCTTGACAAACTAGGAAAAAATGATATTAATTGGGAGACGTCAAATTTTTATAGTTTGACAAAACAATGGTTAACCTTTGAGGAGATTAACGATGACAAACTTACAAGACCTGTACAAACAGAAAAGGTCTCTGGAGTTGAGTTGGGAGCAAGAGCATCTTAACGAGGGTAGATATACTCTTGATATGGTCAGAATAGATCATAAAGTCAGACAAGTAATTGCTGACATTAAGACAAAAGAAGCTGAGTTAGCACACCATGTTAGCAAAGTAGAAGACTCTGCACCACAAGTTTCCGTAGCTACTTAGTAAAAAGCTACACCACTGAAATACCACTTTCACCACAGAATCTCTTGCACTCTACATAAATCTGTTGTATATTTACAACACTGTACATTAAACAAATAAAAATAAATGTAGACGCGTACAGTCGACATCCCTAGAGGACTACATTTATATATTCTAGGAGGAATATAACATGGCAAACACAACGTTCACGGGTGCAGTCCGTTCAGAAAACGGCTTCATCGATATAACAAAAGCAGCTTCAACTGGTATTATTACTACTAACTCAACTTTT